TTAAGAATACTATAAATATGGTTAAAGAAATGGGTTACAATTCTAAGAAGGAGAGTGAATAAGAATGACTTTAAAGCCGAATACTTCAACAGAACTTGAATTTATTAATATATTAAAATCTAAACACGCTAGATATATTGACGGAGTAAGAGTTATTGATGAAGATAAGGTTGCTGATGATTATGTACCTCCCGGAGCTGTTATGGGAAAGGTTGACAGTTCAGGAAAATATGCTCCAGTAACAAGAGATAAAATCGATACTGCAGGAGCTAATTCTGGTACTGGTGTTATACCATTACAGAATTTAAATGCAAGTGATTTTCATAATTGGCAAGTTGGTGATGAATTAAATATTAAAACTTCTGTTGATGCTGTAAAAGCTTCATTGATGACAGGTGTTGAAGGTGACAATACAGCTATAGAATGGACTGCTGTAGATGCTGGATCAGCTGGAAATGGTATATCAGTAACATTAGAAGATCCTAGTGGAAATGATGAAAGTCTAGCAGTAACAACTAATCATAATGATATTACAGTTAGTCTTGCTACTGGTGCATCTGGTGACATTACTTCTACAGCTAGTGAAATTATTACAGCGATAGAAGCAGACGCTGAAGCAAGTGCTTTGGTTGCTGTAGATGATTATGGAGATTCTGATGGTTCAGGAACTGTAGAAGCTGAATCTGAAGCAAACCTTACAGGTGGATCTGATGCTAGTGATAATCTAGAAGTTGACGAATCTGCTACTATTACAGCAATAGATGAATCAGCTGGAGAAATAACCGTAGATAGTATTGCTGAAGCTTACGCTGAAGATACTGTTGTAGAGAAATCTGACGGTTCTTCTGAAGCTGAATTTGTTTGCACAGAATTAGCTGATGTGTCAGAAGAAGATGCTATGGTTGGTGGGATAGTACACGGTGCAGTATATGCAGATAGACTTCCCAACTATGATTCATTAGTTGATGAAGATTTACCACAAATCGCATTTGAATAAATAAGTATAAAAATTAAGGAGTGAAATGTAATGCCTAAAACAAAACTGATTGACACTATCGAAAATGAATTCGGTATAAATTATACTGGATTTTTGCAGGAGATTGACGAACCTGAGATTTATATAGGATCACGCTTTTTGCCCGTGGTTGAGGAATATGATTATGATTGGGTATATCATATTTTTGATAATACAACTGCTATGGCTAAGATGATTTCTAGAGCTGATGGAGAAGCACCTATTGTTGGTGGACCAGCTGTTAAAAAGGTAGCAGGTTCTGTTGCTCCCTTCGGCCAGAAATTTGAAGTTAATAAATCCCTTTTAAATAAGATATTCAACCCTAGAAATGATAATGAATTAAAGAATAATTTAAGACAGATATTAGATGAATCAGCAAGAAATATAAGGTCTGCTCAATCAAGGCGTGAGTGGTTACGCTGGCAGGTATTGGCAAAAGGTAAAATCACCTTTGAAGATGGAGATAGTAATACAACTCTATCAGTAGATTTTGGTGTACCAGATGATCACAATATTGAATCTGGAGATCTTGAAGGTGATGCTTGGGATGCTTCTACGCCCAAACCATTAAGTGATATTATAGGAGCTTGTGAAACTTATTATACAACTAACAATATAATGCCTGATGCTATTTTGATGAGAAGGGCTCAAGTTAAACAGCTCACAGGATCAACTGAAGTAGCAAGTGAATTTTCTGATAATGCAACTCGAATTTCGCTGAATATGGTTAATGATTATTTAGCTAGTTTGGGTTATCCAGAAATTGAAGCTTATGATGTCTATGTGAAAACAGAGGATTCTGATGGCAGGCCTACAGTTAGCGAATACTTAATTCCTGCTGGTAGAGTTATATTGGCTCAAGAATCAACAGGTCAGCAAGTTGAAGATGTTGGTAGGTTAGTGATGGGTCCTGTCGCAGAAAATAATTTCAATCCGGGTATATTTACAACTATCTATGAAGAAAATGATCCTAGAAAATACTGGCACTTTATGAAAGCAGAGATGTGGCCGGCTGTTTATAATCCAGAAAAAGTTTTATATCTTGATGTTACTGCTTAATGTTGACTTCAGCCCTCACTGAAAAGTGGGGGCCTCCTTTTAAATAGATAGAAAAGAATAGGTTGTGATTATATATGCTTAATGAAGCTGAAGATTATTTTAATAAAAGACTATGGACAGATGAATGGGATAATGCTAGTGATTCTAAAAAAGAAACTGCTTTAGCTCACGCTCAAAGAGAAATAGATACTTTGGGTTTTAGTCAAAAACTAGATACTGAAGATTATAAAAGAGCTATATTTGAGCAAACTATATTCCTAATTAATCTAAAAGATGAAGATCTAAAGCGCATTAATCTGCAATCACAAGGTGTTACTCAAATAAATATTAATCAAGCAATTAGTGAAACTTATGTATTAAATGGGATAGCTTATGCCCCTTTCATAAAGCAAATTCAGCAGAAATACAATTATCAAGTCGGTGATTTGATATGATAAAAACTTATTTTAATGCTGTAGCAAAATCTATAAAAAAGAAAGTAGATGAAGATGGTTATACCGATCCTGTATTAGAAGAAATTGCTACCGATGTAGAATGTAGAAAATTGCAAGTAGATAAACTAAAACAAGATGATAAAGGGAATGAGCTAAAATCATCTTTGGAAGTATGGTTGCCAAATAATATTGACAGGCTTCCAGCACAGAGTGAAATAGTATTTGATGAAAAAAAATATAAAGTAATATCATCAAAATTTGCTACTGGAATAACAGACAAAATATTTCAGAGGGTGCATTTAGAATGAGTGAAGAATCATTAATTGAAATAGATACAAAAAGTATGCAGAAAGATATTAAAAAAGTACAGAAGGCATTAGAAAAAGCAGAAAAAGAAGCTATTAAAGCTGTACAAGATGAAATGATTGCAATAACTTTTGATCTTTTAGGTGAAGGAATGAGAAGAGCTCCTGTCGCCGAAGGATTTTTAAGAGGTTCAGGAATAGCTAAAATAAATGATCAGCAAACAGCCCATACTGAATCAAGTGGTGGTGGTAATGCGACTATCCAGCGTGATATGAAAAGTATGACTTTGCAAAAGTTAATAAATGAATTTATCGGTGAAGTAGCTTTCACAGCTGTATATGCCACCGTTCAACACGAAAGTCAAGAATTTAATCACCCTCACGGTGGAGAAGCTAAATATCTTGAAAATCCTTTAAAAGAAAAACAACAAAGGTATATTAAAGGCATAGCAAGTGCAGTTGATAGGACACTAGATAAAGGGGGTAAAATATAAATGTCTTTTTGTAGAGAAGTTATAAACGAGCTTGAAAATGAAGGCATAGGAGTTTTTGGTGATGATATATTTTTAGGAACCAGTCCTCAAAAATCTGGTGTTCAATTAACCGTTTATGATACAGGTGGAAATCCTCCAAGAAAAGATAATACAAAATTATTGACATTCCAGTTTATATCTAAAGCAGAAAAATATGTTGACGCTGAAGAATTAATAAAAGTTGCTGATGAAGTGGTTAGAGAAAGATATTATTGCTTTTTTGGTGATTATTTAGTTTTGTTGTTAGAAGGTAGAGGTGAGCCGGGAAGTATTGGCAGAGATGAAAATGAAAGACATATGTTCAGCTCAAATTACAATGCAAGAATCAGAAAAATAAATTATTAGATTAGAGAGGTGAAATATAATGGTTACTAGAGCAGTCAGAAATCCTGGAAACTTTACGGTCGGAGCGTCTGATGTATATGTAGGTGATTATGGAGATGCAAAAGGTGATTCTAGAGATGTAGGGATCACTCAAGGCGGTGTAAGTTATAGTCAAGAAGTGGAATTTAGAGAGTTTGATGACGCTGATCAATATTTAGGTGTAGTCGGATTAGCAAAGATAGGTGAACGATTAGAAGTCACTTTTGCTATGAAAGAAAATGTTTTAGAAAATATGAAATTAGCTTGGGGTTTGACAGCTGATCAAATTAGCGAAGGTGATAATACTGTATATTTTGGTGGAGATGCTACAGTAGAATATAAGACATTATATGTTGATGGTGTTGCACCCGGTGGAGGTACTGCTAATTATACCTTCTGGAAGGCATATCCTATCTCGGCTTCCGAAGTTGAATTAACAAAGGATGAAAATACAATTTTTGAAGTAACAATGTTAATCATTGAAGATACCACTAAAACAGCTAAACAAAGATTAGGTCAGAGAATAGACACTTATGATGATGAAACTGCACCTTCCATTGACAGTATAACACCTGTTGATGAAGGAACGGATATTGCAGTTGATACTACAATTGAATGGACTTTCAGCGAAGATATACAGCAAAGAGATATCACTACTGGTAATTTCAATGTTACAGATGCAACTGGTGCAGAAATTGCTGGAACATTATCTTATAGTTCAAGCAGTTTTGTAGTAACATTTACACCTGATTCAAATCTTGCTAATGACACATTGCACTTAGCTTTTGTATCAGGAGAAGTAAGAGATATGGCCGGAAATGCTATGGGAGATAATCATAGGACCAGCTTCACTACTGTTGCAGGAACTTAATGATAAATAAAAAAGCGTGGGGGAATTAATCTTCCACGCTTCAATATAAGGGAGGTTTGTTTATGAGCAAAACTGATGATGTTTTATTGTTAGAAAAAAGAGAAGTTATAGTAGGAGAAGAAACCTTTGAAATAAAACCTTTAGTCCGTGCAAAATATGGGAAATTAATTAATATATTCGCTGAAATGTTTTTAAATTTAGAAGAAGAATTTCTAGAAAATATTGAAAATCATATTAGTGAATTAATTACAATATTAAGTGATGAAGCTTTAATAGAATTATATAAAGTGGTTTTAGATAAAGATGAAAAATGGATTAATAACAATATGACACTACCTCAAGAAGTAGAATTGTTCGCAGTCATATTTGAACTAAATGATATTGAGGCAATTATTGAAAATTTTACGCTGATAGTCCAGAAGGTGAAAAGTCAGAAGAAACAATAACAGAATTTGCAGTTATCGAAAAGATAGCATCTGTATATTGCATAACACCTGAAAAAGTTATCTGGACTTATACCAAAAAACAGATTGAAGAAATATTTAAAGCTATACAAGACAGAGAAATTAAGGAAATAAATCGTACTTATAATATGATTCGTGCTTCAATGTCTAGTGATGCACCAGATAAATTTATTTCAAAGAAAAAATCTATTAAAAAAGAAAAATCATTAGAAAATATAGGTGTCGGGTCTGATGAAAAAATGAAAAATCATAATCCCAACTTGAAGGTTGAAGATTAGGGGGTGAATAGTTTGGCATATAATGCTGGAACGGTACTAACAAAATTCACAGCAGGTATTAAGAATTTCAAACAGGGTGTAAAAACTATTAAAAAAGATTTAAATGGGCTATCAACTAAAGTTAGTAATGTAGGTAATAAAATGAAATCAGCTGGTTCAAAAATGACAAAAGGTGTGTCCGTACCATTGGCAGCTGTTGCTGGGGCAGCAATAAAGTTTGGTACAGATTTTGAAGATGCTATGACAAAATCCACCTCTATTATGGGTGAATTATCAGACGAAATGAAGAAAAAGATGTCTGATGTGGCAAGGACAGTTGGGACTACAACAGATAAATCTGCAAAAGAGGCAGCGGAAAGTTATTACTATTTAGCTTCAGCTGGTATGG